CGCTACGCCGTCTTACGACGGTAGGTTACAAAGGCTCGCACATCTACTTAGAAGTCTGGTCGACCTATAAGTTCACTAGCAAATACATCTCACATATTGTAAGAGGATTTGACTATGAAGAAACAAGCAACTGCTCGTAAGAGCAAGAAGCCTAAAACTTCAAAGAAATCTAGTGCCACTTTGCGGTTGATCAACCATTTCGTTCGTTCGGGCGTGTCGTCTCGCGACGCACGCCGTCTGACAGAACAAATCCATAAATGGATTAAGTCGTCTGGTGTGGAATGGACGGTGGACCGGCTGAAGGCAATGAAAATCTTTGCTCTTCAAACTCAGGCCGGTAACGCCGACTACAAACCAGGTTGGATTGCCACTCATAAAGATGGGACCTTTAAGGGACCGTTCCGAGTGATTGGTAGTCTAACATTTCCACAACAGTTAGCATGTCTGAATGCCGCTTCGGCGATTAAGCTGAAGGACATGTCCCGCAATCAGATCGCGAAAACTCGAAAGAGCATAAGTGATCCTTGGGTTGCACCGACTACGGAGAAATTCGTAGAACGTGCAGGAAGCATGTTGCGAAACAATGCTGAACTGAGAACGTTTAGGTCAATCAAGCCTAACTACAAACGTATGATTCCGGGTGGTCTCACCACTGCGAAGCCAGGTACCTTCTATGAAGGTTGGGTTGGGTCCTTTATTCAAGGCCTATATAACCCCCTGGTGGCCGACTTCTTGGAGAAGAAGTTCGGTTTTGACTCGAGTGTTACATTCGTGTTAGAGCCCGCGTGGGATGATATGGTTATGGCAAGCCCTGGTGCAATTCATTGTATCCAGGAGAAGGGAGCAAAAGCTCGAGTTGTGGCAATGCCCAACTCTGCTCTCCAAACTTGCCTAAGGCCAATGCATAAAGCATTGAATATCATCTTAGATCAATTGGACACCGACTGTACCTTTAATCAGGACGAAGGGGCTGAGTTTGCCCTCCGACAACTGAGAGATAACAAGAAGGTGTTCAGTGTAGACTTATCTAGTGCTACCGACAGGTTCCCTCGCCATGTGCAACTCCAGGTACTGGAAGCACTGGGATGGCATGACGAAGCGCGTTTATTTAAGCGTGCATCCGAAGGTCATTGGAGGCTGACCGAGAGCTTTGGTGAAAAGCTCGAGAACGAGTACTTAACATACTCGGTGGGGCAACCAATGGGCCTATATGGTTCGTTTGCGTTGTTCGCTCTCACGCACAATGTTCTTTTAAGAACGCTGTGCTCGGAAATGGGACTAAGTCCCGTAGAAAGTTTCCGAGTGCTGGGAGACGATGTTATCATCAGTGATGATAATCTCCATACAGCCTACAGACGAGTTCTCACGAACTTTGAAGTTCCTGCCTCAGAGAGTAAGACAATCCAGTCAGATTTACTAGCTGAATTTGCTGGCTACGTCATTCATAAGGACCTTGGGAGTTTTAAACCTCCGAAAGTACCGTCAGTTGACGGGAGAAACTTTCTGGCTTATGTCAAAGCCTTTGGCTTCGACGCCATCAAGGACCTTCCTAGTAAGACCAGGAAGGTAGCCCGTATTGTAGCGGAGTTACCAGTTGAACTAGGCGGGTTAGGCCTCAATCCGAAGGGTAAACCATTACTCGAACGGTTGGAGCCGCTCACTCTCAATGATGGTAGTGTAGATGTTGTTCGCTTCTCACTGTTTGGTAAACAACTTAACAGTGAATACTGTAAACGTAAGTTTACAGGTCAAGAAGCGGAATGCGAGGTCATTGAATTCTTG